TTTTTGTGTTCCAGTAGCATTTTTATGTGTGGGTTTTTGTGGAGCGCCGCGACGCAATGCTCTACTTTCTCATAGTCAGCATGGTTAAGGGCAACAGTGTTTTGCTCTTTGGCTTCTTCTAACGCATCTTGCCACGCTTTCCCCACACGTTTTTCTGTGCCTTTGATGGGTACAACGCCTTCTAGCGTCCAAGAATGTACGGCTGTGCCTATATCTAGGGCAGTGCTTTTTTTGTCTGGTAAGTCGGCTGTCGCATGGTAAGGCGACGTTTTATACCAGGCTTTGACCAAGCTACTGCTAACTGTTGGTATGCCGTTGTTTGTCTTTAATGCGTGGTATTCTTCGTTAGATATGTTTTTGTGTAAACCGTAAGGATAGCTCATTGTTTTTGTTTTTCCTAATGTTGAGCCGCACTTTGGGCAGCTAAAATGACAAATTGTGTAAGGCTGATTAATGACAATTCGCTTACTGTCGTAACTCCATTGCATTTCTGTTTTGCATACCCAGCATTTCATGTGTTTTGCTCCAAAGCTTTCTCTAGGAGTTCACACAGAGAAATTATTTCTTCAGCACGTTGCATTTGCGTCATTCGCGCTGGTGGACGCTTTAGGTCATCTTTTATGATCAACGCCTTACGCTTGATGCTAGCAACTATTGTTTCGGCGTTATTCATCGGCGCACACCTCGCCTAGCCCAAAGCATTTCGGGCAAGTATTCAGCACTTCATCTTGGTAGCCACCATTGACGTAATCAATGACATCGCGTGTTTCATCAACGTAGCCTAGACCGTCACACTTGTCGCATTTCTTGGTTTCGTTTTCTGGTTGACCCCATTGTTGCGCCATAGCGTCAGCAATGCCTAAGTAGGTCATTGACCTGAGTTTCCATCTATCTTTGCTGGGTGGTAAATAATGTATGCGTTGTCGTTTATTATCGGGCAAAAGAAGCATTTCTTTTTTGACGTTATTAGTGGGTTCAAGGTTGGGAAGGTTTTTCAGCCACAAACAGGTTGCTTTCTGTTCGGTGTGACCAAACATCCAGGGTTGAATAACTTGCGTTTGTTTTACGCCGCCAATACGCTCAATCGCGTACTTGTGCATAATCGGGTTTTCGACGCATTTTTTAGGTATGTCAGCATCTAGTAGGGTTTTGAAAAACCTTGCCGCTTCATCTAGTTTATTCCAACGATCAGGGTCTTTGTGCAGCCAGACAACGCCAGCGTTGGTGAGGTAGGTGCAAGGTGGGTGTGCAATTAGCAAATCCCAGCCATCATTGATTATGTCTTTTACATCACCAGTTATGTGATTGTTTGATTTATCATCAGAGGGCAACAGATCGCATGACCAGGCATCGTGACCGTTTTTCTTGAAAGCTTTTCTTACGCGACCAGAAAACTCACACGCAACCAGTACCCTCATACGCTTGCCCTCGCTGACAGGATTTCGCGTGTGACATAGAAGCAAGTATCCATGTCCATCGTGAGCAACAAGTTTTCATCTGCGTGATCTGTTGTGCCGCCAAGCGCGAAGCTTACATGGTTCATGTGCATGACTATTCGCCAATCGCGGCGGTCATATTTATACCAAAGCACAGGGATGAGCTTTTGTGACTTTGCCGCTTTGCGTACTTGCTCCCACCACGCTGGACGATGCTTATCAGCCGTTGTGCCGTAGGTTTTTACCTCTATGCAAAAAGGCCAATCAAAGTCACCGTCTTGAAAGTCTGGTAGTAAATCACCGTGATCTGCTGTGCGATATTGCTCCAGGTCACGTTTTAGGCGAATACCTAAATGATCTAAGTATTGCGTCTTTACCTGATTTTCGCCTCGTTTGCCTTTAGAGTTAGCATTAACCATTTGCACCATCATCCACTAGCTCGATTACGTCCGTATCGTTGTCTCTAAATGGTGATTGATTACTATTGATTTCATTTTGAATATCTTGGTTGAGATTTTCCCAATCTCCGCAAGATACTTCACCACCTGTTGCCTTCTCAATTCGTGCGCCTATGACCACGCTGGGAAGCGTATCGCCGTTATAATATCTGCTGAGTGTAGGCTGTGAGACACCAATTTTGTCTGCAAATTCGCTTTGTGAAATGTTGTGGTGAATCAAATATTTGTATAGTTGCACTGTCTGACCCCGATATTTGGTTGTGCATATCTTGATAAAATAACTAGATTAATCAAGTCAATGACTTTTTTCGTATTTTATGTAAATATTTGAATATTTCCCTGTTTTGCTATTGTTATTCAGTAATAAATATGCAAGATTGCATAAATAAAGCTTGAATAACGAGTTAAAATAAGACTACTAAATTATTATCAGACGCTATGATTTGCCTCTGATCAGAGGGGTTTCAGTAGCGTTACCCAGCGAAAAGCGAGGTAAAATATGTACACAAATCTGTACAACGTAAGAACCAGGCTGAAAGTAAGTCAGTCTAAATTAAGTGAACTAAGTAAAGTTAGCCAAAGTCAGATTAGCAAGATAGAAAAAGGTCTGACTAGCTCACCAGCACACGACAAGCTTGTGAGAATAGCTGAAGCGCTAAATTGCACGATAGACGATTTACGCGACGAAAGTGAAAACTTAGAAACGCAACCCATATTCAGCACTCTTACAAACTCTGGCGCAGCCGTGTTTATACCACTGTTTAACGAGAGACAAACAATGAACCAAGAATTTGAAAAAGGAGATGGCTTTGTTGTACGCCAACTAAGTGCAACACAAACACAGATCAGGAAGCCAAGCTTTCTGGACTACTCAGACGAGGCATATGCAGCCACAAACTACGGCGCAAGTATGGAGCCTCGCTATTTCACTGGTGACATCTTATTTATTGATCCCAAACTGGATGCACAGTCAAAAGATGACGTTGTGGTGATGTTTAGATTGCCAGATCGTATGGCTGGGATATTCCGCGAATTTGTCAGTCAAACAGATGATCAGATCGTCATCAAAGACGTAGCTAGTAATAAACCTGTTACGTTGAATAAAGCAGACATATATGCGCTACACGTAGTTGTCGGTAGTCAACGCAATCGGGCTGGGGCTTAGACCCCCACCTCGATTACATAGTCATCCAAAAGCACTTCCTCTTGCCGTACTCTACGGTAATGCTTGTCCGTTACTTTGCTGCCTATTTCGTGACCCATGAGGCGCTGTATGTGGTCTTTCATCACGCCCTGCGCTTCTAGCTCATTGGCGTAAAACCGTCGTAAGCCATGAAAGCCAAACTTAGGCACACCAGCTTTCTTAATCGCTGGATAAAGCACCCTATTCAGCACGTCCACAGCCGTAAACAATCGGCCATTCTTATTGAGAAACAAAAACGAGCCAGTGCTTTGCAATCGCATTTCTTGTAGCCGCACTTTTAGCCGACTATCAACACGCACTTTACGGCGACTATGCTTGGTCTTAGGTGTGCCTATGTTGGTTTTTACAGCGCTGGCTTCCACGCTGATTGTATCACCTTTTATGTTATCCCATTCCAGCGCTAATATCTCGCTAATCCGTAGGCCAGTGCCAGCCGCCAGCATCACCATAGTTTGTTTCCAGCCGTCCAAGTGATTAATCACTTGCTCGACCTCTTTTTTTGTAGGTGTATAACGTGGGTCAGTTTGCACCTTTTTTAGAGCGTTAATATCACGACAAGGATCGCTTCTTATTAATCTCTCGACTATAAAAAACTTCATCATGCGAGACAGCGTACCTATAACTGGATTGACCGTCTGTGGTAGCATCTTTTGCCGCAAAATTTCTTGTAATCTAAATATGTCTACTGGCTCTATAAGATCAATCGGCACGTCGCCCAAGTGGGGCAAGATATGTAGCCTGATGTGAGACTTAACACATTCACGCCTGGCTGGACGTATTTTATCTCCATATTCTCCGTTATGTTGATAGTTTAAAACTTGCCTGTCCAACAAAGCATAATATTCTGAAACATGGTCTTTCAAAGGCTTACATTTTTTGTTTTTTTTCATCAATCCATGCTTAACAAGTGCAGATTTATCAATAGCGTATTGCAACGCCTTTTCTTTGCTCTGTAAGTCTGCTGGTACTTGGTGTCTGATTTTATCGCCATCCTTACTTGTCCAGCGAAGTTGATAGCCTCTTGTGGTGCATTTGTATAAGTTAAGGTTTTCCAGTCTGGTTATTATTGGCATCAAAAATTTCCTCGATTATTTGTGTTTCATAAGGATTTGCTTTTGCTAGATATGCGTCTGCAAGTTGATTTTGTGTATCTAGTGACAAGTCGTCGGAAGCTGTAAATGCTTCTCTAATTTTTTGTAACTCGCCCAAAAGCTTTATCCCATGGTCTGTGATTTTTATGTTTTTCACTACTTTCTCCTCAGTCGTTGCTAACACTAAAGTATTAGTTTAGTCAAATTATGTACTAGCCTTGTACCACCTTTTATATTCAGAAACGCATAAGTTTAGACATAAAAAAAGGCCAAAAGGCTAGTTAGTTCGTTGTTATCACTGAAGTTTTTTAGCTTTCGGATTTACCACCAAGAGGAATAAAATATACTCCTAAGGGGGATTGATGTGTAAAGAACTAAAAGAAATAATCGCTAAATCTTCAGTGATAACATGGCATTATGGTATGGGGGGAAAAATAAACTGTCAATAACAATTAGTACAAATTTGGTTGTGTACTAGTTAAACAGTGTTTTGGGTAGTACAAGCTACCCTAACCACTCGTATATTTTGGTGGTTTGCTCTTGTCGATCTTTCAGGCCATGATAGCCACCATTTACACGCTTGGTAATCGCTTTGATTGTATCGGTGTCCACGCCTTGATCGCAAAGCTTAAATAAGTTGTTGGCTCTAAAAAACCAGATAGCACTTTCAAAAGCATATTCGTTCTCAAGCAACATGGGGTTTTCCATAACTTCAGGTAAGCGCATATCAGATGCAAACGCTCTGACATTTGATTTGCCAGTGCATTGCAAAAAACCTTTTCCAGAGTACAGCCAACCGTCATTAGAATCTTCAGCATTGCCCATGCGTCCGTTGTAAACTTTGTTTGCTAACTTCTGTGGGTCTTTGGTGTAAGGCATTGCTTCCTCTACAGACTTAAATCGACTAGGCCATACAGCCATTAGTCGCTCTGGCGTGCTGTAATACAGCCCTTCTCTGGTGCGCTTAAAACCACCACTTTCGTGATGCGCCTGACCCAGCAAATGTGCAGCGCGATTGCGAGATAACTCGTAATGCTTGGCGATAGCTTTAGCTGTGTTTTTACCAAACGCACCGTCTGCGACCGCGCCAACCTTGGCTTGCAAGGCTTTCATTGCTTTACTCATTTTTTCATACTCTCCCTAGCTACGCCTTTTGACTTTTCAAAGCTACGCATTCCACCAAGCCCCAACAGTGCCAATGTCAAAGTCATTAATTCTTCAGTGGCTAAACTCGGCAAGGCTATGTCTGGAAACCACAAAGCTGAAGCCCATTCAGCGATAGGCATTAGGAAAAACTGAGTTAGTAAACCAAGCGCACATATCCACATGATTGCTGGCCTTGCCCCAGCGACAAACAAGGATGAGTGCTTCGCCTGTTCTACATTCGCTGCTGCTTGTGCTGCTTGTAGACCAATTATGCTTTGCTCTAGTTCTGCTTTAATCTTGTTCTTAGCGTCTTTGTCCTCGATAAACTTATCTAAGATGGGCGCGGCTGCACCTAGTATCTGTCCAATCATTGTCCTTTACCCATATTCGTAAAACCGTAGTAGCTGGCAACAATCGCAGCGATAGAAACGTAATAGATATTGCTCATGCTAGATAACATCACTGAGGCTTGCGGTAGTTGCATCCATTCTGTGAAAATCACGCCAAACGGAAACACCAACATACCAGTAAGACTAAACCAAGCCATTCTTCGCTGTGCATCGCGCTTGGCATCCTGATCAATCATTATTCTTCGACGGTCTTCGAGCATTATTGCTCTTTCGTCGGGGTCTATTTTTCCGTTGTCGTTGAGGTCGTACTTCGCTTTTGGCATTTTCGATTACCTTCCTTAATACTTTGCTATCTGAGGTTATAATCACGACCTTGCCGTTATCGTCGTAAACAACAAAGCGGTTGTGTTTAATTTCCAGCAACTTCAAGGCAAACAACGGTCTGAGATTTATGTATGACGAGCGCTTGTTTAGCTTTCATCATTTCAACCTCACATTCTTTCAGGTCTGCGTATGAAGACCCCACCTGGTAATACTTTAGGTGGTCAGTGTTTACGAAATGCAGAAAGACAAGAACGTAGATCATGGTAGCCAATCCGTTAGGTCGATCCATTTATTATAGTGCAAAAAACCAGCGGCTCCTATGAACGTAAAAATCAACAAGACGAGTATACCCACGACCGTAATCATTAGCTCTTGTTGTGCTATCTGATCTCTTCTGGCTTGCGCTTCAGCTTCGCGTTTTTCTGCTAAGACTTCTTTGCGTATTTTAAGAAGCTCTAACCACTTGCTTCTGCCATAGGTTTGGGTGATCCACTCCTGAAGTTCGGCCTCGGCTTCAGCGGCTTGACGTACCTTTGCCCAACGATCTAATGCGGTTGCGTTTACGCTTTTGCCTGAGATACCTTTTTTCTGTAGCGTTTTCTTAGCTGCGTCCGTTGCATCGAAAAACTGACCTATTTGTTTTGATAAACCAGCAACAGATTTTCCGGCGGCAAGCCCAGCCTTGACGCTCGCAAGGATCGTTAATACTTCCATGACTTATCGTCCGTCAGATAAAGATGGTCGTCTTGCCAAAAATTCCAATGTGTTTTCTAGGGTCTTCACTCTAGCTTGTAGTTTTACGATTTGGTTAAACTGAAGTAAGAAACCCTCTTGTGTTTCGTAGACATCGTCAAATTCTGACATCACGTCCGATAAAGTTTCCTCGCCTTCCTCCTCAAGTTCGACAATATAATCAATGAGATCTTCAATTTGTTCCGTATTATGTTCCACATCCCTAATTAGATTTGTGCGGTCAGTCGCGTTGTTCTCTACTGTCAGTACGTTTACCGTTTCTTCCAGGTTTGCGATGGTACTTGCCTGTTGTGCTGTCCACCAAATAAAACCACCTATTTGCGCGATCACTACACCCACAACCGCGATTGATACTTTTGGCAACTTATCTGACATGGCTTAGCCTACGAGCGTCATTCTCAGCAGAAGCACAATAATAAACCCAGATGTGGCTATATAGATATACTCCAGGCGTTTTACCCGGTTGAACAGATCACGCATTTGTAGATCAACGGTAGTTTGCAATGCTACTAATTGCTTTTCCATGCTGTCTATCCTTTCATGCGCGGATGATACTGTTCGTTTATCCATTAATTAACCTTTGCTGTGTCTTCTTCCAGCGAACCAGCAAGCATTTTGACGAAAGCCTCACGACCTACTGTCATTTGATCTAAGTTAAACTGAGCGCTTGCAAGCTTTCTGTCTAAGTCTTGAATATGGTTAAATGCTGCTGATTGAGTTTCGTTAAAGTCTTCCACAAAGTATTCCTTGTTGTTGACGTTTATGGGGGTTTTTTTATCTTTTCCCATGTAAGTCTCCTATGTTTGGGGGGTTATTATTCGGCTTCAAGAGCCGCTACTTTTGTTTCTAGCGTTTCTATCCTAGCCATTGCTTCCTGCAATGCTTTAACTGCTTTCATGTAAAGAACAGAGTATTTAACAGACTTAGTTTCTGTACCTAACTCTTCTCTTGTTTCTAAATTTAGGTCTTTTTGAGTATCAACAAGACCGTTCATACCAGAGGCTTCTAGCTCTTGTGCGATAACACCTATTTTATTAGCAGCATCTAGCTCGTCTGCTTTAAAGCTATACTTTCGAACCTTAACCGCTTTAATATCAGCCCATTGTGACCCACTATCAACTATATTTTCTTTTAATTTCTCATCTGAAATAGCACCGTAAGTATTATTTGCATTTTTAACATCTCCATTGCTTTCAATGTCTAATCTTGCACCACCAGTATCACGACATTGTAAAAACTTAGCTGTTGTATTATTTGGTGCTGCTCCTGAAAACTGAAGCTCACTCATATAGTGGGCACCCGGACTAGCACTTCCATTTCTAGCCATCAATGTGTAAGTGCCCGAAGCGCTATTTTTAAACATGTGATAACTTTGTGTACCTGTGGGATGAGTTACTCCGTTTGCAGTAGCACTCACAGCACCATTACTATTTATCCAAAATCTAGGATTACCATCTCCATCAGACAACATAATATTATTGCTTGAAGTAGTTAGGTCTAGGCTGTTTTGGTTGCCGTTGAAGCATCCAAGGATAGTGTTCTTGGTGCCAGTAGTGATTGCATTACCTGCATCTTTACCAACAGCAGTATTGTCTGTACCTGTGTGAGATGAATCTCCTAAAGCACCTGCACCTATAGCAGTATTATTATCTCCACAGTTACCTGCATCAAGAGCAAATGCACCTACTGCTGTGTTACTAGCACCATCATCTGTAGCTGAACCTGCGGCAGTACCAACAAATGTATTTAAACTTCCAGTGGTTAAAGCATCTCCTGCTAATCCACCTACAATAGTGTTACTTTGTCCTGTTGTAACCTCCAACCCTGCTGCATATCCTATAGCAGTGTTGTAACTAGCTGTACTTGTAGTAAAGTTTTGAGTTTTTAATGCTCGAAGTCCAATCGCAACATTTCTATCTCCTAGTGTATCTGTTTTTAATGCCTCAAAACCTACAGCTACGTTATCATTTCCAGTAGTTAATGCAGTCAGCGCACCAGAGCCAAGCGCAGTATTATTACCACCTGGACTTGAACCATCCAAGCTGTCTAGCGCTGTGTCGCCAAGGGATGTGTTGTCTGAACCTGTCTTGAAAAACTCAGTCTTCAGGTGAGCCATTAATTGACGAATAGCGTTATTTATACCAGACGGAGCGCAGTTTTCAGCGATGTTAATGCTGTCAATGTCCGTGTTGTTAGCGGCCGTTGCGTCGTATTCGCTTATCTTAGTTTTTGCCATTAGTTGTTTTCCTCTTCAAGAATTTCTGAGCCATCCAAAATGCCAGCCTGAACCAGAATTGCATTTAGACGTTTGTTGCGTAAATTTGTGGCTTTGATCCCTACTGGTTTTTCTAAAAGCGTTGCCATGAGCTTTGGATTTTTTACCGCTTCAGCAAGAACACCTTTCACTGCTAATCTAGGCAACTTATCAAAAAACCTCTGAGAAGCTCGAACACCAGCGCCAGCTAATACCAACGGTGTGCCTGTTGCCTGTGATAAAGCACCCATAGAACCTATGTTTGCACCACCTACACGTAGCAGTAGATCAAAGAATATGTCTTCACCACCAAGCAAGTCTTCGGCTCTGCTGGTGTTTGCCAGTGCCGCCTCAAACTGCTTAGTTTTCTTAATTAGTCGATCAATGTTGTTTGCCTGACCGGACGTAATCGCACCAGTGTCCACCAGTGTTTTCTTCAGTGTTTTACCGCCAGACTTAGCATTCAATAGCAATTCAAGGCGATTGCCTGAGATTAACCCAGAAGTTGGTATGGTCGCCGAGTCCAGCAGCGTTTCGTAAATGCCATATCGTAAGCCATCAAGTACGGCTGGATTGTTATCTCGTCGTGCAGCAGCTTTAGCTAAGTTTGCATAGTCTTGTATTTGTTGATTGACGTTGCCAGACCGTAAGGCTGAAGCAATCGCTTCGTTTACGTTGTTTACTTTAAGTATTCTTGCAGCAGCAGATTTTTGATCAACAAATTTGTTAGCTCTTTGTGCGCTTGCAGCAACACGATCCGCTAATCTGCGCTGGGCAGTAACATTTGTTAGCGCGTCTTCTAAGCCCAAAGATCGCAAAGTATCAGCGTTGTTGTTGATGAAGTTTTGCAGTTTGTCCGGATTTACTGAACCGTCAAAGTTTGTGGTTCGTGCAGCAAGATTAGTGAAAAAGTCTTGTTGTTGCTGTAGAAGTGCATCCGCTTGACCGCCAAGCAAACTTGGGTCAACGCCAAGCCTAGCGAGTGTTTCAGCATTTGCTGTATCTAAAACTTGTGATCCCCCAGCAGCCGCTTGTTGAGCTTGCAAGTTTAACCTTTGCTGTACGTCTGAACCAGTAACAGCAGACTCAATAGTACGCTCTGGAGCTACCCTGAGTGAGCCATCACCTTCGAAGCCAAGTGTTCGACCAATATAACCTTGTGTAAAGTTTTTGTTTAACTCTCGTGAAAACGCTCTTGCTGTTGTTGCAGCTTCACCCACCACGCTATCCAGATCATCAAGCATAGCGTCGGCAAGTTGTTGAAAACGTCTAGCATCGCCAAACTTTTTATTAGCTCTAGCTTCTCTTGCTCTCTCTAAGTAACGGCTTCTTGCTCTTAGCAAATCACCAGATGTTGTCTCACCTGTTTTACTAATACTTTTTGCTAACGCTGTAACTGGCTCTGGTAGACTTTCGCCAACAGTCAGTTCACCTTTGAGTTCATCAAACTTGGCAAGAAACTTATCAGCAGATACGTTTACATCACGTTTAACAGCAGTCCAAAGTTGGGTTTCTGTAGCTCTAGCAATCTCAAGCTCTTGGTCTAGTATTTCTCTGGCTCTTACATTTGCTGCATTTGGGTCTGTTGTTCTAAGCGTCGTGCTTGCAATCTGTTGTGCTTTTTTCTCAGCGTCTTCTGCCCGACCTTTTACAAGAGCTAATATGTATTCACGTCTAGCTTCAGCAGCTTGTCGAACCAACTCAGGATCACCGCTTGTTATTGCCTGACGATAAGCTGCATTTAACTCACCGATAGCTTCCTTTGTTTGCTTGGCAACATCATCGCTTAATGTTGCACTGTCCGACACAAGCTGATTTTCAATAGCGAGTAATCTTTCATCACCAGTGATTTGTGCAGATGTTTGGCTAGTATCGCCGCTTGCTCTGAGAATTGCAGCCAATCTTTCTGGCTCACTGCCAGCGTCCACTAAGTCTTTTTGCAAAAGTCTTGCCGCTGAAGTTTCTACACCTTTTTCTGTTCGTGACATTAAAAATCTGCTTATTCCTTTAATAGCATCAGGCAATGTCGATGTGACTACCAAAGGTGAAAATGCGCCACCAATCTCACCAATCATACGACTGGTCGGATCGCCAGGATCAACCTGTTCTGCTATCCCAGCGCCTACACCAGCAAATCCACCTAAACCTACCTCTACACCAGCAGTACTAGCTGGCTTTCTTGCTTGTGTTTTAATAACTGTATCTAATATTTCTGCTCCTACGTTCGACTTAGGTGCAGTTTGCGTAAGTGCATTTAAAGCAGATACATTTCGTGCAGCACCAGCGATAGGTAAAACCGTTCCAGCCGTTTGTCCGACAACCTCACCACCAACAGCGAAAGGCCGTTGATCTGCTGGTAAATCAGTTACATCTTTGTAACCAATATCAAACAGGTTTGACATTGTGTTTCTGATAGACTGAGAACCGCCTACTGGATTGTCGCTGATTGGTTGAAAGCCTTGCTCACCTGGAAGTAAGTTTAAAAGTCGCGGTGCTTGGTTTAAAAGATCAACAGGAGCGCCAATAATGTCAGCCAAGCCGACGTTGAATCCTTTGAGTGTCGCCCCTGCTTTTTTGACGCCAGATGACGGTCTAACTTCAAGGTATGCTCTTCTGACAGTTTCAAAGTCTTCAGTTCCAGCTTTATCTTGGTTATTAACTAACCAATTAGCATATTCTTCAGCGGTAGCCATTAGTTTCCTATCCCTAATATTTCGTCAGCTTTTTTCTGGGTTTCGGTTTTGATATTACTTGCGTCGTAGTTTTGAAGAGCTTTTTCCGCACTAACTTTGTACGAAATCAAATTTTCTAATTGGCCTCTTAAACCGAGCGCAGTACCCAATCCTTTTTCAGACTCTTCAGCATCTATTTCTTTTGCAACTTCTCTTATTGTTATCTCAACGTCAGGCAATATTTGTCTTAGCTTAGAAACAAATTTCGGGTTACTATCTGTTGATTGTGGAATAATTTTATCAATTTCATCCCTAGCATATTTTGCACCTCTTGGAGCAAGCGCTCTAACCATTGGAATTTTTATTTGATTATTTGCATTAGCAATAAATGCAGCTTGCCTTGATCTTTCTTCGCTTAAAGGAACACCAAAAGTAAAACCAAGAAAAGCATTACCTAAATCAACTAAACCGCCCTTAATATCGCCACCAGCAGCAGTACCAATGGTAAATTCTTTACCAGATACCTTACTTTCTGTTTCACTGATTATTTTTTCTACGTTTTCTAAAATATTATTTTGTGAACGTGTGATGTTTTCAATTGCGCTTGGCGCTATGATTGCGCCACCTGTTTGAAGGTTTGTCGCCTGATTAATTAAGTTTGTTTGACTATTTTTATCTAATGCAAAAACTTGTCCTTGCTTAATTAACTGACCGTCTAAGGTAAAATCTCTTGTTGCAAGTAAGTTAATTAAGTTTGCAGATTTTGGTTTTGACTCGTCTAATACTTCAACAAGATTTTCACCATCTTGACGGAATACCTTACCATTAACTGTAACAAATTTGCTGTCTTTTGTTCCCTTTTGAACAAGATCAAGCCCACCTTCAGCATTTACTTTATAAAGATCACCGTCAAACTCTCTAAAAATTGGTGCTTTTGGCGTAATACCATAAAGTGCTTGGTTCCAAGCTGCCGAACCAACTTCTACTTTATCATTTGTAAGCTGTGTAATTTTTTCTTGGAAAACACTTGGTTTATCATCTTTAATATTAAATAAAGCTTGATTGTACTCTTTAGAACCCACTTCAAACCCAGCCGCACGAACAGCCGCCTCTTTTTCAGCAAAAGCGGATACTTTGTCTGGGGTAATGTTAAACATAGATTGTAAATACTCAGGACTATCCGGTGTAATTCCAGCAGCCCTTAGAAGCCTATCTCTTTCCTCAAGAGTTGTTTCTTTGTCCTTTGGTATGCCAAACAAAGCTTGATTATAATCATCAGATCCCGGTAGTATTCCAGCTTTTGTCAGAAGGTCAGATTTCTCTTGAAGTGCAGTAGGCTTTACTGGTGTGGTAAAGGTTAACTTAGCTACGGCTTTGTCATAATTCTCTGGGGAAATAAGTCCTCTTTCTAAGTCGCTTCTTAGTTGTCCAAGGTTTGTCAATGGTTTAGAAGCAGCTAACGCAGCCGCCGCCTTTTGCGCTCGTATCTGTGCAGCAACAGCAGCAGGGTTTTGACTAGCTAAAATCAGCGCTTGCTCTTGCGGTGTAAAGCCACCTTTGGAAACCAAATCTTGCACTAGCGCTTTACGCTTACGTTCTTCGTCTAGCTGAGTAACATCCTGAAACGTCTGTAAGCCACCACGAACAGCATCACCAATTTGTTTGCCACCTAGCATGTCAGTGCCAGCTTGCAGCAAGCCTAGACCACCCGGCAAGCCTAACCCTGTTACCCTTTGATTGAAGCTATCAAATATGCCCATTACGCAGCCCCCATTGTTTCGTTGCTGAGTGACGCATAATCAAGCATCAAGTAACCAGATGGATGAACATGAACGTGTTGCGGATAAACTTCTCTAGCCTCTTGCGCCATAAATCCTTCTGTTGGGTAAATATCAAACCCACGACTTTGCGCTTCGTCATTCCATTGCCAGCTATACATTGCCAAGCCATTCGCGTGTGTGCCGATCTGCTTAATGTCTTTCTTCAAGCGTCGGTCAGATAGAAAGCCCAGCAAGCCTAAACCGCCGCCTATGCCAGCGCCCATCGCTGGGCTAAAGGCAGCAGAACCGATTGTATTAGCCAAACCAGCGCCAGCTAAGGCACCGCCTAATCCTTGGTTAATTGCACTTGGCCCACCACCAGATTGCGTTGTAGTTGTTCCAAACAAACCACTGCCCAACCCAGCAGCGCTGAGATATGCGTTAAGTTCGTTTTGATCGAGTATGTTTTGCTGATTGGCTTGTGCCGCAATCGCGTCTTTTCTTGCCTGATCAATCCCACGCTCAAGAGCGCCAAGCTGTGCTGCTTGTGAAATAAGCGCCTGATCTGCACCAAGTAAGCTAGGTGCAGCGCTAATAGCTGCAAGTTGGGTGCGCTGATTATTTAGCAAGTTTTGAGCAAGTGCTGGTGCAGCAGCGCTAGTTATTCCCTCACCCAGAGCTTCAGCAAAGGTGTCAGAACCTAGCCGTCCACCAAGAGCATATTGAGAGCTTACCCTGTCAACAGTATCGCCGATTGCATCATCAATCTGCCTTTGCAAAAATTCATTTGTTCCGCTGGTGTCCATCAAGCTACCAAGGTTTTGCTGTGCAGTACCTAAGAAAGCTGGTCTTGTTCTCAACGCACTGTTAGCCGCTTGGATTGCAAAGTCTTCACCAGCAGATAATCCAGCCGTTCCAGCTAATGCTGCTCGTGGATCAAATGCACCAACCTGATTAAAAGCCTGTTGAAATGGATTGAAGTTTGCATAAGCCGCCGTAAGTGGTGCAGCTAACTCAGGGGGAAGTGCCTGAACATTCGTAACGGTTTGACTACCGCCACCACCACCTTTTCCACCAAAAACGCCCATATTATAATTCCTTTTTATATGTTGTGTAAGCTTGATCCCAACCAAACGGCTCTAAATACCTAGACCAAGCTTTTCTTCCGTAAGCTTCCAAATACTTGCAGTTGTTTCTATTTGCGTGTTCTTCAACAGCTTCTTGCGCCAAGTGAAGCCACTCTTTCATTCGAGTACCACCCAAGAAATCCATCGCTAGTGCGTCAGACTTGGGGTACTTTACTATTCTTGTTGTTACAGCACCGACAAATTCATTTGTTTCCTCATCAATCGCAGCCCAAACGACATACACATCAGCTAAAGCACCTTCATAAACTGTATCCAAATCAATTAATTTTGGAGTGAGAGAAATAGCCTTATCTAGCAATGGAGCAATGTGCGTCCAAACGTGAGGTAAAAGCTGTGGGTGAATAGCTGTGAATTTCATCCGATAACAATGTAAAGAAAAGTCCTGTCTGACTGTGAGTTGTTAGCGTGAGTTATCGTAAAACTCTGCTTTGCTCTTGCAGATAAGAACATCGTGCCGTTGCCTTGTTCAGCAGCAGCATTTGCCGTAGTCGGCGTAAATAATATAACGGTATCTTGTCCAACGCGAAAATCTGTAACCGCCGTAGATGCAGCGCTTGCCGTAAGCGTTACACTGCCAACAGCGTTAAACTTGCCGTCCACCAATAAGTTAACAACTTGCGCCGTTTGCCGTGGGTCAGCGCCCGAAGCTGGCAGTTTAACATAGTTAAAGTCTGTCATCTTTTGCCCATAGCGCTTGCATCTATGTCTACTCCTAACGCATATCGCCAATCGCCAGTAACATTCACGCGAACACGGTGATACCGACCACTTCCCCTAATCGGGCAAGTGTTATCATTCGTAAGCGTAACTGCACTACCATAAGTAAAACCGTCGATTTGCCGTGAACGTGACGCAAGCTGTGATGTTACAGTTGGCGCTGTTGTGCTTTTGCTTGTGACGTAAGGCGTTACACTGCGAATGAGTGATTGCCGCATATTTGCTGGTTCAAACTCAGTTGTTTCCAAAACAGCAGATAAAGGCGAACCAGTAATCGTGTGTATCTTTTTGTCCTTGCCAGCAGAAAGTTGAAAAAATCCACCAGAGTAAAACCTACTATCCAGCGAGGTTGTTAAACCTTCTAGCGTGCTACTTATGTTATCCAACGCTTCAAGCGAAAAACTTGGTGTGAGCGAAGACGATAACAACTCGTGATCTAGTTCTACGATTGACCATTTTTGTACAGCGTAGTTGTAAACAATAATACGATCTGGATTACCAAAACCATTAACTGAAGGATAACCCCACATAACACACTGGTTTTCTGGGTCTATCGTACAAGTTATTCTGTCAGAGTTATCAAAGTCTAAGTCGTCAAAGAAAAACTGGTCTACCTTTTCAGCGCCGATAGGTATGCTTTTCTGTCCGTTGAACATAAAGAAACCATCGTCAGCAAGGTAAAATACCTGTGACGCACCTAATGATGCAACGCTGTTGGGGTAGTTACATCCGTGACCTGTCTCCACTTTCTCAAAAGTGAATATCAAAGGAGAACCAACGTATTGCATCCGAGCAATCGCTTTTTCTAATAATACAACGCCGTACTCACCGCCAACCAAGCCAGTGATTTGTCCAGCATCGGGTATGTCCTGAAAGTCAGCTTGGTTTGTGCCAATCGTCCAGCTTGTAGCATCGTTAATAGCAGACCAACGTACACGAGAGCGATGAGTTCCACCGCTATAGGATACGTTTCCTGTGACCACAAAATCACGTACAACAGCTAATTGTCTTGCCGCTGGCGCACCGCTTACCGCTGCAAACGCTGAGTCTGTGCCAACCGTAAAACCTTGCAAAGTGTCACTATCAGAACCACCAGCAATAACTTCATCGCCAAACCTGACAAACTTCCAGTACATATCTCCTGTCATGGCATAGCCAGAGTTAATACTGTCCAGCGCAAATGTGCTTGTATTTAGCTTGTATAAATCATCGTCATCGCCAGCGAAAGTAATAACACTACCGTCGTCAAACTTAGTCGCGTAAATGCCACGTAATCTTTCCGTAGCCGCAGCAGATACTTCTGTTAGGCTTGCAAAAGGTCTATAGCCACGCGCCGCTGGTAATACATTCTTAGCAACAGTAGAACCGGGGTTTTGCAGATCAGATTGATCTGGTAGCCATTCGCCAAAAGGTATCATTGTGATTTCCAAACTCCTGTTGCGGACGCTGGTGTTTGCTCCACAAATGGTATGATTGCTGACGGTGTTGTATCCGTCCAAACTTCGTTTTCTGGCGTAGTGTCAATCCAGTCTTCGCCTGGCACTTTGCCTGTCGCTGTACCTGTTATTGCTATGCTTGGCGTGCCAGCCATTGCCGCTGTGTAAACTGCATCACCTGATGCTGTGACCGCGACATCAACAGCAGAAGCAATACTAAATACAACCGTTGGCGTTGCCGTAACCGTGACAGCTACACTCTCGCTTGCACTTGCGTTTTGTATGATCGCAGCCGCGCCAGTTACCGTGACAGCAACCGATACACTTGCAGCAGCATTAACAACAATTACACATGATGCAGCAACAGAAGCAGCACCAGTAACACTAGCAGCCGCATTTTGCATACGAGCCGCACTTGCTGTAGCCGTTACAGCTAAACTTGGCGTTGCCGCAGCGCTTGCAATGAGTGTGGCACTGGTTGACTCAGTAACTGCTAAATCAACGGCACTGGAAGCGCTCTTAACAATTTCAGCGCTTGCCGTAGCGGTAACTGCTAAACTCTCATTTGCAGCAGCAGATTGTACTCTAGTTGCGCTCGTGCTTTCCGTAACAGCAATACTTACGCTTGCCGCCATAGATACGGTAAATCTGACAACAGCAGAAACCGAAGCCGCACCTGTTACACTAGCACTTGCTTCAAATAAATTTAGATTGTCTAGCTCTTCAAGAGTACCAAGCGAGTCCAGCGCATCCATAGACCCCCAATTATCGAGGTCTTCAAGACTTGCGCCAATAATATCAGGCATGAGGTTATGCCGCTGTTACGTCTAAATCTCCAGCCGCAATGCGTAGTATATCGCCAGAAGCTATCGTTTTGGCTGCACTAAATGCACCGTGGATAAGCAAGTTTCCAGATGATGAAGCATCGAACAAACCAAAATGGCTTACCGATCCCCATGATCCAGTTGCCGCCGCAAACTCTATTGCACCAGAGTTAGATGTGGTACCGCCTGAAGCCGCACCAAAACTTGCAGATACACGAGAGTAGTTGTTGCCCGAAAGCTCACTTCCAGACGCATCCTCGCCAAATGAACCAGTTGCTAATCCAACGTATACGTTGCTTGGCATTGTATATGCACCAGTACCTAGAATGTGATCTAGGATTTCGTTTTCTAAGTAGTCACTCATTGCGCTCATAATTAAGCTCCTAAATATTCAGTTTTCATTGTTAAAGGACTTCCAAAGAAAGCCTTTTCGTTATCCTTTTTGACCTCTTCCATAGCTCTAGTAAAAATGGCATCGTATTGAGTAGCTCTTTGTTCATCCATCAAAAACATATGTGCAGCAGATAAAGAGCCAAAAAGATAAGTATCGGGGTGTCGGCTTAAAACAGTGTTTGTTGTATTGCTTGCAGATAAAGCAGAAACGTCTTCTGAGTAAATTATCTCAACATTCAACACACTGTCTGGAATTGGACGCAAAGCTATCTCTGTGCCAATCACCGTGTAAATTCTTGGACGACCACCACCAGAGGAAGGGTATGTCTCATAATAATCTTGAGGAGCAGCATAGTCCAAAACGTCAACAGGATCAGTGTTTAGCTTGACCAAACGGATTTTACGTAAGTCTGTCGGCAAACTAATAAACTCATCGCCAGCAACCGTTGGTGCAATCGCACGTTTTTCCTGTGAACGAGTTTCTAGCTCACGCGACATTCGCGCTTCTGCCAGTTGTATAAAGTCGGGTATAACTGAGGTTAAATCATCCCGCGCCAAAAAGTTAGCGATAGATGTTTGTAACTCAGCGTAAGTCGAAATTGCCATTAGATCAATTTACCACCTGTTGCTTTGAAACCTTTGTTTTCCTCAAGCCATTTTAGCCATGCCTTTGGGTTATCCCTTGGCTGTCCAAACTTGCTGAGTAACTCATAATAAATCACTGCTGGTATATCAGCGACCTTCTGTTTGTGCTTCTGGGTGTTACCCATCAGATCACCATAACGCCATTCATTTGCCTCTTCTTTGGCAGCGTCTAGTATGTTGCTTACTGGCTGTTCTGTTTTGACATAGTTGCCATCAGCTTCGCCGTGAAAGTAAGTTTTCTTGCCTGTACGTGGATCAGCAGTAAGTAGCTTCTTCATAGTTACCTCAATGTAAAAAGGGCAGCCGAAGCTGCCCTCTGTAAGTTAATTTGTAAGTGTTGCCTTATGAACCGTTTAGACCAATTACGGCAGCGTGGCTCTTAGGCGCTTTCACGATCAACGTGTACTCAGACACGATTGCAAAACGTGTTGCGTCACCAACAGGGGCAACATCAGACACGCTGAACATACGACCTGGCAAGTGACCGATACATACATAATCTGTATCAATGAGATACATTTCTGAGTTCGGGCAATTCCTATCGACCGTCACAGCTAATTCGCCGAAATCACTTAGGTATAGACTCACGCTTCCTATGATCGCCGCCTCTCGTGGCGCTGTGTAAGTGATCTGGTTAGTTGATACTGAACCAGAAGACAGACCTGAGAAGTTCTGCTTATTTGTAGGTGACATTAGAAGCATACTTGGGTTGCCGCCATCGTTATAAGCAGCAAGCATAGCAGCGTCGATTTTTGCCAAAGTAAGCGCAGCAGCAGTACCAGTTAGGTCACACGAGTCTGACCCTGTGCCATTAGAAAACGACATATCTGCTGGACTATCACCGTTAGTAATGTACGTAAGAAGCTTCGCAGCTTTACGTGGCTCTGACGTAGACTTAGCTTCGTTTTTGTATAGAGACTTGTTAATGTCTCTACGCTGTTCGATACCCTTGAGTACCTTAACGTAAGCAGTTTCCTTATCACGACCAGCTTTATCGACGGTATCTAATGTGTTAGATACTGACGCTGCTTGTACAGCGATTTGGTGAACATTAGTAAGTCTAGTTGTAGCGCTGGGATTAGTATAACTAAAATCAGCACCTTCTGAGGCTGAATTGTCATCAACCGCCGCAGCAAGCTCTTGTACTTGCCATTCTGTGATTATGCCTCTTGTTGTTTCCTTCTGTGCATTAGAGAACAGAGGGGTTTCGTCGGGATCGCATTCCCTCTCACCTTTCGATGAGGATTGGACTATATCATCACCACGAGGCAAATGTACTCGTAGCGCTGGGCGCTCTAGCCTGTTATTAAGAGGTCTAACCTCTCAGGTAGTCTCTGAACCTTCTATCGCTGTGTAGATAGCTTGGATGCTGATTGCCTTATCATTTCTGACTTAGGGTTCCAGCAGTTCACCCAGTTTAGACCGCACCGATCAAATGTTAATGCGGTAAATCACATCGCTTAAGTCTTCGCGCTCACCGATAGCGGTTGCGCTTGTGTAAGTAGCCATGATTGGCCTCCTTTAAAGTTAGCGAGTTAATAAATATTCAACAGCCGCGTCACGACTATTGGTTTTCTTGAGTTTATCAAAAGCCTTACGCTTTCGCTCTGTTGCAGAGTCGCCCTTTAACTTCGGTTGCCCACTTTTTACCATCTTGGGTGCGGTCTTTACTTTCTTCTTTGCCATCGGTTTTTTCGATTGCAAATTGTCATAAAGATACGCTTTACGCATCAAATCAACGTAACGACTGTCAACAGCGTTACCTAGCTCTTCAGTAGTCCAACCCTTGGTCTGAGCATAAGCAGCGATAGCCGCCTTTTCTCGTGTTTCAACTTCAGGGTCTTTCCACTCTGGTATCAGTTCCAGTAGTTTCTTTTGCTCTTCAGCAAGTTTGATTTGTCTCATGCGTAATTGCTCAGACTGAACGGCTTGTTGTTTAGCCTGTGCATCACGCTCTTGATCGCGTTGCCGGACGTATTCTAGTGGGTCATTCTCATACAGGTTGTTCCAGTAGGTTTCATCCTTGGGCTGGGTAGCCTGTTGTAGTTGCTGAGAAATAACCTCCAGGGCTTGCTCGTATTGTTGACGAGCTTGCTCAGTTGACGCTTTCTCTGCCTCAACAGCTTTGCGCTGTTCAGCAGCATCTTGTAGTCTTTTCTGAGCGGTTTTTTCTAGCTGATAGGACTTGATGAGTTCATCAATAGTTGCCTCACCATCCTCACCATCAACTTTAACAGCATAGGTGTCGATAGTCTCCACCTCTTCGCTATCGTCCTCAACCTCTTCAACTTCAGTCTCAACTTGGTCTTGCTCGACGGCTTCAACTTCTGTTTCTTCAGTTTCGGGTGCCTCTACTTCAGTTGTTTCGGCGGTTGGCTCTTGTACCTCTTCGCTTGCCTCTTCAGGGGCTTGAGTGTCCAAAAGTAAATTTACAGCTTCTTGCTGCGAAAGACTGGATTCAGTTTGAGTACCAGACATCATTAATCTCCATATTGTTTGAGCTTATTTTCGCAGCGCTTCCATTTGC